TCGCCGCCATCAGTGCGGTGGAGGCGATGGTGTGGAAGCCTTTGACCTGGGCCCGCTCGGCAGTGTTGGTGTTAGGGCTGTTGGCGGCCAGATAGGGCTTCAGGATGTTCTCCGCCGTCTGGGTGAAGATGCCGATCTGGGCCCCGGCGGCGAGTGCAGTGAGCTGCCGCTGGTAGCGGACACCGGTCGCCGCCTGCAGCAACGGGTCGAGGTTACCGGTGAGGCCGGAGCGGCTGAAACCACGCATCAGGGCCTGGGACACCTTGTTGTCCGGGTTGTCGTTCACGTTGGTCACACCGAACAACTGATCCCGCACCAGCGAGACCATCATGTTGCCCGCCAGCAGCACCGGGATGCTCAGCAGGTAAGGCGCCATCCTACCTGCCGCCTCGCCGTAAGTCGGCGAGGATTTGAACTCATTCCACATGCGCCCGTGCAGGTTCCGGGTGAGCGCCATGTTGAAGCTCATGAGCCCGACCGTGAACCGCCCGACCGGGTTGAACGCGAACTCCGGCTTGTCGATCCGGGTCGGGTCCTGGATCACGCTGTCGATGAATCGGGCGATGCCGTTGCCCACCAACTGGCCCTCGTCGCCGAGCATTTTGTCGGCCCGCAGCCCGTCCTTCTGTTCCGGCTCGCTCAACCACTGGTTGAGGCGCTCATGCGTCGGGTCGTTCATCCCCAGCTCGCGCAGATTGCGCGCCGCCCGGTCGGCCTTGACTCCGCCGCCCTGGCTTTCGGTCAGTAGCGTGCGGATGAAATGCTCGGCCGGTGCGACCATCGCGGTACGCTGATAGTTGGTCAGTCCGGTGAGCCCGGTGCGGGCGTAGTAGTTGGTCAGCATGTGCTGGATCTGCCCGCCCTCGTGCATGCCCGAGGTGAGCCGATCCGCCATGATGGTCTCGAAAGACGAGTGCGTGACCACGCCGAACGCTTGGGCGATCTCCTCGGCACGCAGGGCCTCGGGGCCCTTCGTCCAGTGCGTGAGATACGCCTGGAACGCCTTGACCGTTGTCCGCACGTCGCCCGATCGCACCGCCGCCATCGCCGGCTCGGCGAGGGACGCGAACACCGCGCGCGGCATCAGCGCCATGGTGCCCGCCGCGTAGGCGATGTCCATGGCGCGGCTCAGGGGCGTGGTGACCATGGTGCGGTTGCGCCCGGTGGTCAGCTCGATGAGCTGCTTGAACTGAGTGATGTCCTCAGACTTCACGCCCAGGTTGGCGAGTCGGTCCCAGGTCTGCTGCATCTGCTCCTGAGAACCGGTGCGGCGCGTGTACTCAGCGTGCGAGACCGCCTGGCGCACGTGCTGCTGCAGTGCATCAATCGGATCGCGCACGTAGAAGTCCCGCATATGCACGTCGGCCGAGGCAGGCAGCACGCGCTCATTGCGGAACCCGGCATCGGGGCCGAGCGTCTGGAAGCTGTCCACGTTGCCCGCCATCAGCCGGGTGTACCAACCTTCCGCCTTGCGCGCGGCATAGGCGGCCCGTGCGCTGGCCTCGTCGTGCCAGGCCACCGGGTTGCCATCGGCGTCCTTGATGTCGCCCATGAGCGTGCGGATCGCACCCAGCCGCTCGGCCTTGTTGTCGATCCCCGCCAGCCGCTGGTCGAACTGGTCGCCGTAGGTCTTGCCGGCCTGGGTCAGGAACTTGGGCTTGTTCTCCTCGACCAGCCGATGCACCAGCACGCGTGGGAAGTAGGGTTCGTCGGCAAAGCCTGGTCCCATGTCGATGCCGGCGCGCTGCGCGTAGTACCAGAGATCGGTCAACTCGCTGCGTATCGCCGCTGCCGCCTCGATGATGTTCCTGGGCGTGCCGGCCTGCGGGTGCCCGGTCATCGCGTCGCGGAGCTGATCCTTCTGCCGCTGCATCTCGGCGGTGTCGCGCACCGTGTTCGGGGTCAGCAGGTTGTCCAGGCCGTGCCGCTTGAAGATCTCCGACAGTTTGTTCATTCGTGCGCGAAACTGATAATTCACCGTCTGGCCATAGGTGCCTTCGATGTATCGGCCAGTGCCCGCCTGCGGGTCGAACTTGTCGCGCAGCCCCTGGAAGATCCTGCCCGCCTCGCCCGTATAGCGTTTGGTGATCACCCCCATCCGCCCGCCCATGCTGAGCGCCAGCGCCTGGGTCATCCGCTTGGTGCCACGTGCTGCTTGGGATGCGAGCGAGCCCCGGTCAGGCTCGATGCCCATGCGCTGCTGCGTCTGATGCAGGACGCCTGAAGTGTCGGTGACCAGCCGACCGACCGCACGGGCGTCCTTGGCCACGCCTTCGGCAACACGCTTGATCGCGGCACCCACGCCGCGTTCTTCCACCGGTATGTGCCGCGTGACCCAGCGCGCCGGATCGAGCTGGTCGAACGACCCAGGCAGCGTGACTTGCTTCGCGCTGCCGGGCGTGCCGTCACCGAGGATCTGGTCGCGCCGCATGTTGTCCACCAGATCGGCCATCGCGGCATGAATGCGGTTGCGCTCCTCGTCCTTCGGGAAGGTCAGCCGGAACCGCTCGTCGGCACCGGAGAGGTAGCCCCGGTCGCTCTTGGAGATCACCGGGCTGTGGTCGAGGTCCAGTCCCAGATCCTTCATCGCCTTGGCGCTGAACGCCTCGCCGGCACGCGCCACCAGCTCATGCGGAGCGATCCAGTAATGGTCGCCGCCGTGCGCGCGGGCGAAGGCTTCGCTGTTTGCAAGGTACTCGGACCGGTTCCCCGACAGCAGGCTGTTCAGGTCACTGCGCGCCTTCAGCACCGCGTCGGGGATTTTGCCTGGCCCCCGGTGCGTTCCGGCCTGAAGGAGGTTGAACACCTGGTCGCTGAGATGCTGCTTCCCGGTGTAGATCTCATTGAGCAGGCTGGCGAACGAACGGGTGGTGCCGGTGCTGAGATCGGCGCTCTCGCCGAAGCCATGCGCCAGCGTGTGGCGGGACGCCATGTCCTGGATCGGCTCGCCATGGCCCAGATGCGCCGCCAGCTTCTGGTCCATCATGTGCCACCATTCGTGTGCGAACGAATTGGAGCGGCCGAACAGCGAGAGCGTGCGGGTGCCGGGGTGCCAGGACCCCAGCGGCGTGCGGCTGTCGCGCGGGCGCAGCGCCAGCGTGGCACCCTGGCCGATGTGCGCCAGCGGGATGCCGTGCGCGGCGGCGAACACGTGCGCGTTGTCGTTCAGGTCCAGCATCTGATCGACCCCGCGCTGCATGTCGCGGGAGTTCACGGTGACGCCCTTGAAGCCGAACTTCTTGCTGATGTGCTCGGCGAGGATCTGCGCCTTGCGCGCTACCGGGTAGTTCTCTGCTTTTGCAGGATCATGCCCGGCCTCTTGGTACGCGCGGCGGGCGCGGGACTGCCGCTCGGTGAAGGCTTCCTGGGCAAACTCCGGCTCGTGCAGATCGGCGGCAGCGCGCGGCGCTTCCTCGCGAGCTGCGGTACGTGGTGCTTCCTCGCGGGGCGCGGCCGGCGGGGTTCGTTCTTCCGCCGGCCGCTCAACCGGCGGCGTGCTATCCCGTTCCGCCACTGGCTGTTCTGTCTCACGTGGCGCTGCTCTGTCGGCGACCTCGACCCTGGGAGCCGGTGCTGGCTCGACCTTGGGCACCGGCTCCACGCGCGGCGCGGGCTCAACCAGGGCCGGTGCCGGTGTCTCGACCGGTCGCGTCTCAGGAGGTCGGGTCTCAGGAGGCACCGCTGCTGGCGCCTCACCCGGTCGCACCTCAGGCGGCACCCGCGTAGGCGGGGTCTCTACCGGGCGGGCAGGCTCGGCCGGCGCGGCAGCAGCAGGTTGGACAACCGCAGGCTCAACCGGTGCGGGTGGAACGGCCTCGGTTCCGGGATCTGCTCCAGCTCGTCCTCCGGGAGGTTCAACTGCAGGAGGCGGTTCCTCCGATGGAAGGGTGATGTGGAGCGTGCTGGTGGAATCACTGGGTCCTGGTTCGGCTCCAGGTGCGGCGGGCTGGGCGACGGCTCCGGGCGCGGCCTCGGCGCGGGGCGGGATAAGATCAACGAATGGGGAAGCCGGCGTCGGCTCAGCAGCCGCCGGAGGCGGTGGGGGTGCTTCACGGGGCGGAACCTCTGGAGGCGGACGGAAGGTGACATCACGCGAGGGCAGGCGGAACGGCTCACGCCCGACCCCAGCACCGGCCGCGCCGAACAGCCCGCCCGTGACCGCGCCGAGGGTGCGTTCCTGCGGCGGCACCGGCTCGCCCGTGATGGCTTCCTGCACGATCGGGCTGACCTGGCCGCCTACCTCGGCACCCAGGCCGACGCCCGCAACCGTGCGCAGACCGAACGGCACCGGCAGGTAGCGTGCCGCCTCAAAGGGACCCATGAACACCACGTTCTGGGCCACCGCGTTGCCCATCTGTGTGCCGTAGGCGGAGATGATCCGTGAGCCGTTGGCGTTCACCCAGGCCAGCCGCGCGCCGGGGTCATTCGGGTCCACCCCGTCCTGGCGCATCGCGTTGAACACCTGGTCGGCGAAGGCTCCCGGCCCGGTGGCGGCGGTCGCCGCCGTGACGCCCCCGATAGGACCACCCACCAAGTTCCCGCCGAGGAAGGCACCCAGTGCCGGGACCGAGCCGGCCACCCCTGAGCGGGTGATCGAGAACGGCGCGTCCATGAAGCCGATCTTGCCCTCGTGGAACGCGGTGACGTTCGGGTCCTTGGGCAGATCCTTCTGGTATTGTTGCCAGCCCGCGAGCGTGCCGAGGTTCTGCGACAGGGTCTGGTCGAGCTGCTGTCTCGCCTGCTGGCGCTGCTCGGGCGTCATCGCCGAGTAACCCATCGGGTCGTCGTTGGGATCGACCCCTTGGTTGGCGTCGATCGCGTCCATCACCTGGCGCTGGCGCACCAGCGCCTGCGTGCCCACCGCGTAGGGCGCTTGCGCAACCGTGGCACCCGCGCCGACCACTTCGGTGCCGAAGCCTGGTGTCCAGGTCTGCGGCGAGGTGGGCGCGGTGACCGTCGAGCCGATCGGCACGTTGGTGATCGCCGAAGGCCGGGCGGCCGGTGGCGTGAGCAGGCCCCGATCGAAGAGCGTGGACCCTGGTATCACCGCCGTGGTCGGCGCGGTGACCGTCGAACCGATCGGCGCGTTGGTGATCGCCGAAGGTCGTGTTTGTGGCCGGCTGGACCAGTCCACCCCGGCGTAGGTCTCCGCCGGGATCGGGTTGTCGGCCTGGCCATAGGCGGTGCCGGCGCTCGTGAGGAAGCTGGTCACCGCATCGGCGATGCCGGGGCGCACCACCGGGGTCGGCGCGGGTCCGGCCTGCACCCCGCCCGTGGGTGCGAAGGAGCCGACCTTGGGTGGCGTGTAGCCGGGTGCAGGTGCTGGCGGAGGCGGCGGTGCCGGAGCGGCAGCCGGCACCAGGTCCGCGAACGGATTGGCTGCCGCCGCTGGTGGAGGCGGCGGTGCTGGCGGCGGCACCAGGTCGGCGAACGGGTTCGGGTTCGCTGCCGAGACACGCGGTGCCTCAGGGATCAGATCGCCAAAAGGGTTGGTCCCGTCCGGCATTATCCGGGCGGCGGTGTGGCAGAGGCAGTCGGCGCAGGCGGCGGCGGCATGTCAATGCCGAACTGGCTCTTGAGCCGCGCGGCTACCGCTGCCGCGTTGGCACCCGCCGCGATGGCATCCTGCGCGTGCTGGATCAGCGTCGCCGTGTCCGGGTTAGGCGCGGGTGCGGGTGGCTGTGCCGGAGCTGGCGCTGAGGGCGGTGCCGGCTGCACCAGCAGACGCGGCGTCGGGGCCGGCGCCGGGTTGCCGCCCAGGCTGATTGTCGGCGGTTTGTAAGGCACAGCGCCGCCGGGTTGGTAGGCAGGCGCAGGCGGTGCGGGCGGTGCCAGCGCGGTGGTAGCGGGATTACCTGGCGGTGGTCGGGGCGCACCGGCCGGTTGCGCGGTTGTTGTGGTCGTCGGCTGGGGTGTGATCTGCGGATGGCCCTCTGGTGAGGCGGTCACCGGGCGCGGTGCCACTGGCGTGCCGGGGGTCACGGCCGGGCTGGCCATCCAGAGGCTGCGGAAGGTCGGCAGTGCGATGTTAAACCCCTGTTTGCCGGAAGCATCCGCAGTCGGCGTGCCGTAATTCTCCCGCATCACCTGCCAGGCGGCGTCGTCGAAGTTCAGGTTGTTGAGCTGGGCGTACCGCTGCACCTGGGTGCGGAACTCCGGCAGGCGCTGCTCGATCTCCTTCGGCAGCGTGGCGGGGCCGGCAGCGCCAAGGTCGCCCTTCTGGAAGCCCTGCCCGGTGAGCCCCGCCGCCAGGTTGAACTGCCCACGCAGCGCCTGCTCGGCCAGATAGTCCGCGTTTGGCGGCAGGTTCTGCGGCTGCGGCGGTGCGGGTCCAGCAGCCCCTGCCTTCGGCACCGGAGAGAACATGCCGGGGTTGCGACGGATATCGCCCTTGGTAACCCAGCGCGGCGTGGTGTCGTTGGGCGTTATCGCCTCGATCGGTTCGGCGTCCTGCGTCTGCACCTCGGTTGGCGCGGGTGTGTAGAAGGTCCGCTGCTCGGGATGCATGAGGGCGGTTGTGAGGTCGCTCTGGCGACCCAGGATCGGGGTGCCCCCGGGCGTCAGTGAGAATTGCGCGGGCTTATTGGCCGCTGTGTAAGCGTCGGGGCTGAACGGTATGGCGGGGGTCGGGCCCATACCGACCAGATCGCCCTGCCTCGTATAGCTCGTGGTGTTGGTGCCCGGGTCATAAAGCGGCTTGGGATCGTCGGTCCAATGCCGATCATCCTGCAACAGCCGATCACGAGCCGACCTGGCGGCCAACTCGTGTCCGTAGCGCGCGGCACCCGCCGCTGCGTAGCCAGGCCCGGCGGCGATCCGCGAACGGACGTTCTCCTGGCCCTGCACGTAGTGAGTGCCGCCCTCGGTCGCGCCGTAGGCACCGCCCGCACCCCGGAACGCCGCGTCCTTCTGGTCAGGCGTCATGTTCGGGTCATTGACGATACGTGCTCGCCACATATCCGGCAGCACGCGCTGCAGCTCGTGGTTGTCGCCAGCCAGAACCTGAAGCTCGGCCAGCGATCGGCCCTCGGTCAGGCCCCGGCTTACCGCATCGCCCTGCACGTTCTGCCGGTGGATACGGTCGGTGTCGGCCCGGTTCTTAGCAGCCGTTGCAGCGTAGGCTTCGTCCTTCAGCGGGTCACCCGGTTTCCACCAGGAAGCAACATTCTTCGCGGTAGTCCCCGGCGCATACATACCTTGATGAACGGTAGCCATGATCCGCGCCTCTATTCAAAGATGCTGCTGATGGACTTCTTGAAGTCCGCAACGCCCTGCTTACCCGACCCGGCAATACCCAGCGCCGCGTTGCCGATCCCGGTGCCGAGTTGCGTGAGTCCGGTGTCAGGTGGCGTCGTCCAGGGCGTGCTGACCTGACCTTCGATCTGGCCCATCTGCAGTGACCGCTTCGCCTGGGCCTGCAGCAACCCCTGATCGGCGGCGAACAGGTTCGACGTGTCGGTGGTGTAGCCGTTCGCACGGTCGAAGCCGGACAGCTTGGCTAATGCCGCGATGCGCTGCCTGGCATCCGCCATGCGCTCGCTGACCTCGCGATTGGCGTCGGAGGTGAACACCTCGGAGACCTGACCGCCGGTCTGGCCAGGGAGCAAGCCCGCATTGGCACCGGTCTGATTCTGCACCTGCTGGGTGGTCTGGAGTGCCTGCGCCTGGCCCTGATCGATCTGCTCTTGCACCGGGCGGGCGCCCTGCTTCTGCAGCTCCGCCTGCCAGTTCTCCATCGACTGCTTCTCAAAGTCGGCCTGCCGCACCCGCTCGGCGTCGCGCGCCTGCGCCGAGAGCATCTGCTTCTGCTGCTCGGCGGCGTTGCGGTCTTTGACATAGCCCGCTTGCTGCGAGGCGCCATAGGCCGCCGTGCCGGCGGAGAGCGCCAGGCCGGCGACACCGATGGTGACCGGATCACACATGGCTCAGATGCCTCTCACGACGGCTTGATCGAGACGCCTTGGCCCGCCCCGGTGCCGGCGCCAGTGGCCGAGGCAATGCCGGGGAGGCCGTAGTGTTGCAGGATGCTGGCCTGCCGCGCGCCCTGCACGAAGTTGCCGACCCCGGAGCTCAGCCCGGCGAACACGTCGCCCAGCGGCGAATAGGTCACTGGCTCGGCAGCCAGGCTCTGGGTACGCGCCAAAGCGAGGTTGGCGGTGCCACCCGGATCGGCGCTCGCCTGAAGCTGCGACACCAGATTGGCCCGACTGTCCGCCACCTTGCTGCGCAACGCGCTCACCTGGCCTTCGGCCTGGCTGGCGACGGTGGCACTCTGCACCGCGTCGGCCGCGTTCAGCCGTCCGACCTGATCGGCAGCGGCTGAGGACCGGGTGATTCCGGCACGGGCGAGGGCGAATGACATATCGTTGCGCGCCTTGGCGAACTGGTCGGTGAGCTGCGGCGTGTAGTTGTCGATGTAGGCCTGGCGGCGTTCATTGTAGAATCTGTCGTCAAACGCGGGTCCGGTCTTGTCCCACGCTGCCGGCGTGGTGCTGGCAGCAATGGTGGGAATGCTGAACTGACCGGTCTGGGCGTAGACAGCCTTGGTCTTCGCCACCCCTTCCGGCGAGTAGTCCGGGTGCGCCGGGGTGGCAACGCCGGAGCCAGGACGCAGGGTCTCACCCCGATCGAACAGCGCGTCGATCTGGTCGCGGCCCGTGGCGATGCGGGCCTGCCGCGCGGTCTCGTCCGCACGCGCTTGGGCGTCCTGCTGCTTTTGATAGTTCAGCGCCGAGTTGTCGGTGCCGCCTCCGCCGCCGAAACATTTTGGTGCCGCAAACGTCAAATGATCCAGTTGACCGCCAGGACCCCATGTCACGTCGGCCTCCCATCGCTGTGCGCCTGGTTGAACGCCTCGGCATAGTCCGCATACCGCCCGTGCATGTTCCGGCTCACCCGCCAGCCGAACATGAAGAAGTCGGACCCATCGCGGCCAAACTCCCGCATGGTGCCTTCGCACTCAAAGCCCAGCCATTTGAGCCAGGCATGCGCCTCATGGTGATCCTCGTGCGAATAGCACTGCCCGCGCCAGCCGCCGGACTTGACGATCGCCGGGATCAGCGTGCGGATGATGTGGCGCGTGACCGTGAGCTTGACGCTGAACCAGTCGTCAGTGCCCCAGCACCAGACGTTCCACACGCCGGGCCACGCCTCACGCCCGCCCACCACCGCACAGGGTGTGGCGTCGCGCCAGGCAATGTCCACGAACCCCGGCACGGTCATCACGTCGATGGTCAGCGCCTCGGGCGAGGTGAGCCGTCCGGCGAACACCTCACGGCGATCCACCTCGCGCATGCGCGCGGCCACCCAATGCACCGCCAGCATCTCCGCCGGCAGCATCCGCACGCGCGGTAGGAACTGCTTGAACTCGGGGGTGAGCGCGTCCATCAGTCCACGCTCCCTTTAGAATAGTGGAACATCAGGCTGCCGATGCGGGCACGCGCGGCGTCCGAACAGGTGAGCCGCGCGGTGATGTGCGTGCCCTGGTTCTGCAGGCCGAGGTTCTGCAGGCCGAAGGTCGGCCCGGTCACCGTGGCCACCAGCTCCCGCACGTCCGGCTGCGCCGGGTCGGTGCCGACCTCGATCTGCCAGGTGCCCTCCAGCGCCGCGTCCAATCCGTAGTACTGCTTGTTGGTGGCCGGTTCGTTGCCGGCGATCATCGGCGTGATCACCTCGACCGTGCTGGTGTCGTAGCCTTCCCAGTGCCCGGTGCCGTAGATGCGCAGATCGTCGCCCGCGCGCATCGTGACCGCACCGGCCACCTCGACAGGATAGGTCGCGGTAAAGCCCAGGTCATAGCGCGACCACGCGCTGATATGGCTGCTGGCGGCGATCGACAGCACGTAGATGTTCTGATTGGCCACCAGCCAGAACTGCCCGGTGGTCGGCTCGGTGATCCCGGTCACCTCGATCAAACTGTCCGGCACGCCCGCCACAATCGTGCCGACGGTGCCCTTGCGCGCTTCGGTCACCAGCGTGGTCAACACCTCGTCCATCGGCGAGCCGACATCCGAGACGATGGCGGCGTTGGAGCTGTCGCGCGCCTTGAGGCTGCGCACGCCGCTGTCCGTGAGATAAAGCACGTCGCCCGTGGCGTAGCGCGCCAGCGCCTTGGGCGCCACCAGGCCGGTGCCACCCAGCGTGCTGATCAACTGGTTCTGTGCCGGGTCCTCGTCCATCGCCCAGAGCTGGATCGAATTGCGTCCGAACAACGCAAGCTGATCGTAGTAGGCCGCCAGACCGACCAGACTGATCGCCCCCTGATCATGCCCGTCGAGCTGGATGAACCCGGCACCCGTGTTGGAAGGGCCTGGCGTCCACACCGCTGGGTTGTTCAGCATGCTGAAGTAAACGATGTTGCCGGCAACGGCATACATCTTCGACCGATGCGCCATGACAGTCGGGGCGTTGGGCGCATCCGCCACCAGCGCGCCATTGTAGTAATGCTTGAACGTATTGTCGGGCTGCTGCACCACCACGTAGAACTGGTTATCAAACACGTCCACGTCGGAGATGCGCGCGATGTTCGCGCCGACCAGTTGCAGATAGCCAATCTGCACCGCCAGACTGGCGGGACGCGCGGTTGCGCCAAAAGCCCAGATGCTGAGGCCCAGCGAGCCGAGACCGTAAGTGCCACCCAGACCTCCGGCGGGCACCCCCAGCTCAAACCACCGGCGCTTCTCGATCTCGCCGCCCGCGTTGACGTAGGCATTGACCAGCAGGCGCAGGCTCTTGGCACTGGCGGTGACCGCGCTCTTGCGAAGGTCCATCCCCAGGCTGAAGTCTTCCACCACCGCATAGGGCATGGCTTGTCAGCTCGGGATGTAGTCGAGGCCAGGACGCAGGTGCCGCACGTGCGAGTGCAGCCCGCCGCCCAGGATGATCGGGTTCGTCTTGTTGGAGGTCTGCCGCCGGGCAAGGTTGCGCAGGTACCGCTGCGCGGCGGTGAGTTTGATCCGCGCGTCCTCGGATTTCTGGCGGGCCAGGATGTCAGCGGCGACGAACAGCACCAGCAGCGTGCCGTCGAGCGTCGAGAGGTCGGAACTGGCCACCAGTGGCGTGAGCGCACGGCGACCGATCACGCGCAGGAACCCGGCCTGCGACGGCACCGGCCAGGTTTCGATCTGGCTGCCACTGATCATCCAGTGCCGCGCCGGCCAGCCAGTCACGCCGACGCCGAACTGGTTGAACTGAGTCGGGCCGATGCCGTAGGTAACCGGCGTGAACGAGGTGGTGTCGTCCTCGCTGCACCACACCTCGTTGACGAAATCAAAGCTGATGGTCGGCGGGAACGGGTAGTAGCGCGTGCCGTTGATCAGCGCGACCGGCGCCTGGGTGATCAGGAACGGCCAGTCATAGTCGTAGTAGAGCTGCTCCTGCTTCGACTGGAGCTGATAGACGATGCTGTCGTATTCGGCGACGCCCAGCGCGACGCTGAGAGACTTACCGCTCTCGGCGCGCACGCCGCGCACCAGGTCAGCGAGCTGGACGCCGATCGCCATCAGCCGTTTCTCTTGCCCCTCGGATGCGCCGGCCCTTCGCGCAGCTCCTCCGGCGGCTCCTCGACTGGCTCCTCCGCTTTCGCCTCGGCCTGCTGCTTGCGCCGCATGCGCTGGTCATGCTCCGGCAGCGCGGTGTGCTCGCCGGGGAACACCTGCATGACGATGGCGTTGCCGTAGAGCGAGCGCAGGCGTTCGCGTTCATCGTCAGGATCGCGCGAGACATCGCCCGCGTCGGCAATGTCTCGCACGTTCTCGGGGCCATGCAGGGCCTTGAGGATCAGCAACTCAGGGAACGTCACCGCCGTGTCGTATTCGCGTCGGACGATCGAATGGTCGTCACCGCCAACCGCGATGGCACAGCTCAGCATCTGCATGGTCAGGTCTCCTTCAGGCTATGTCGATGATCTCCGACGAGTTCA